GGAAAAATGGGACAGGGGTGTCGTTGGAACCAGTTGTTGGACTTGGAACCGCGGATGCGAATGGGTTCGCTGGTGCTAAATATCATTTGAAATTAAATGGACATGATAGATTCACAGAGAGACCCCATCCATATTTCTCTAGAACACAAATTTGGGAGCATCATAGTGGTCAAGGTGGTCTTAATAGTACAGAAGATGGAGTTCTGAATGATTCTATTTGTGTTTATTCTTTTGCCCTTAAACCGGAAGAGCACCAGCCATCGGGAACCTGTAACTTTTCAAGAATTGATAATGCTCAGTTAGTTAGCTCTGCTTCGTTTCTCGCCAATTCTAAGATATTTGCTGTTAATTACAATGTCCTTCGTATCATGTCTGGTATGGGTGGTCTAGCATACAGTAATTAAATGAATATAATTAAACAAGATAAATTACTAATTAAAATTATTTTTTTCTTTGACTAAATTTGTTTTATTTAGTCAAAATTTTTTTCTATAATAAAGGTATAAAAAGATGGGAGGAGGTTTAATGCAACTTGTCGCTTATGGAGCTCAAGATATTTACTTAACGGGGAATCCCCAGATTACTTTTTTCAAGGTTGTGTATCGTCGCCACACGAACTTTTCGATGGAGGCAATTGCTCAAACTTTTAACGGAACATCTGATTTTGGTAAAAATGTTTCAGCAACTATTTCCAGAAATGGAGATTTAGTTTACAGGATGTATTTAGAACATACTGTCGAATTTAAATCCAATGGATCATCTTTGAAAGAGTATTTAAATATAACCAGTAATTATGGTTCTAATTTAATTAAAGAATGTGAACTAGAAATAGGGGGTCAAAAAATTGATCGTCACTATAATCACTGGCATTCTGTTTATTCACAATTGGTTGAAAAAAATCCAGATGGTTCTTTTGATAATGGATCTAATGAACAAAGTATAAGTGATAATACAATTAAAAGATCAACTCTTTTCAATACTATGTCTGGTAATGGGGGTCCTGTTTCAACAGGTCTGTCCACCGATAACGTAGTTGGATTAAAGACAGGTTCATGGAATAGTATTATTACATCTTCGAATGACGATACGAATCGAGATATATCTAATACTAATATATATATCCCGTTATATTTCTGGTTTTGTCGTAATCCGGGTCTTGCTCTTCCATTGATTGCTCTACAATATCACGAAGTTAAAGTTAAAATGACTTTTGAAAAATATCAAAATTTGGTCAAAAATGTAAATGAGGGTGATGTAGATGATAATTTAATGTCAAATAGTAATACACTTTCGTTGTCATATACTGATTTAGATTCTTCTAATGTCGGAAATAAAAAATTTACTTTATGGTGTGATTATATTTATCTTGATACAGATGAAAGAAGAAGATTTGCTCAAGTTTCTCATGAATACTTAATTGAACAACTTCAATTTCAAGAATTTTCTAATACCAAAAATATGAATCTTAATTTTAATCATCCAGTAAAAGAATTAATTTGGACATCTAGTCATAATATTTTAGATGATAGTATATCATCTATAAGTCCCATAAATTATTCCTTCCCTCAAACTTGGGACGAGGATGATGCTAAAAATAATGCTATTTTAAGAGAACCACAATCCCTAGATGATGATAATACCTATCAATTAAAATTAAATGGTCATGATAGATTTAAAGAAAGATCCTCGACTTACTTTACAAGGACTCAAATATGGGAACATCATACGGGATATGGATCTACAGTTAATAAGGATGCGATTGCTGTTTATTCTTTTGCCCTTAAACCGGAAGAACATCAACCATCGGGGACTTGTAACTTTTCGAGAATTGATAATGCTCAACTAGTTGTTGGAGGGTCTAGTCCTTATTTAAATCATAATGTTTATGCCGTTAATTACAATGTCCTTCGTATCATGTCTGGTATGGGCGGTTTAGCATACAGTAACTAAATGAAATAACTAAATTTATAAAGTATCTAATATTTCCAAAATTTCACTAGTGTTATATTTTCTCTTAGAACAATCAATACAAAGTGTGATTAATTTTTCTAATAAATTATTTTTTTCACTTACATCAAGATTTCTAGATTCAGATTGAAGGGTATATTCATCTATATTCATAAAATAATTATTTTCTTTGAAACTTACACCTTGATTTACCCATAATCGAATAATTTCAATAACTTTTTCAATATCATCTAAATTTTCATCATCTAATGTTGATTTATTTAATTCTTGTTCAAAATTTGTACTTTTTAATTTATTTCCAGACCATAATCCTAAAACATAAATTAAAGATTTTAATGAAATTTTGTTTTGTTTTTCTGGAACATTATCGTTTAAAATATTTCTAATATCAGAAACAACGGTTTCTACATTTGTTTCTGGTTCTGGTTCCGGTCCTGGTTCCGGTTCTGGTTCCGGTTCTGGTTCCGGTTCTGGTTCCGGTTGTGGTTCCGGATCTGGTTGTTCAGATACTTCTGGTTGTTCAGATACTTCTGGTTGTTCAGATACTTCTGGTTGTTCAGATACTTCTGGTTGTTCAGATACTTCTGGTTGTTCAGATACTTCTGGTTGTTCAGATACTTCTGGTTCTTCAAGTTGATCGACGGTTATTTCTGATTCTTCATTATCAATGTTTTCTTGCTCTTCAATAATATTATCAATTTCACTCATTTTTTATACTATATAAAATATTTAATTTTAAGTAATTTAAATATATGTTATTTATTTATTAATATAGATATATGTCAAATATAAATGCTGGAAATAAAGGATTAATTAATCTTGGTAATACATGCTATATGAATTCAGTTTTACAATGTTTAAGTCATTTATTAGTTTTTCATCCCCAAAATGAAAAATTTTTTAATGTTTGTAAAAATTTAGATAATGGATTAATGTATGAATGGTTTCAATTTCAAAGAAAAATGTGGTCAAATAATAATAAAAATTTAATTAATCCAATAGATCTTTTAAAGACTTTTAAAAATAATTGTGAAAAAAATGATTTATATTTTGAGAATTTTGATCAAAATGATGTTGATGAATTTTTAACTTTATTTTTAGATCTGATACACAAAGATGTTAAAAGAAGTGTAAAATTCAATCTGAAAAGTAAAAAAAAAGATGATGAAACCAGTAAGGTCATAGTAAAGGGTTTTGAGACATGGAAAAAATTTTATGAAAATGATTATTCATATATTGTTGAAAATTTTTATTCACAATTATTAACATTAAATATTTGTCCCGAATGTTATTATTTTACTTCAAATCATGATCCTATTCAAGTTTTATCACTTGAAATAAATTCAAATTGTGAAACAATCTATGATTGTTTGGATAATTATACAAAAAAAGAAGTACTAGATGAAAAAAATAAATGGAAATGTGATAAATGTAAATTAGAAGTTTGTTCTCATAAAAAGACTATGTTATTTAAATCTTCAGATATCTTAATAATTTTATTAAAAAGATATGGATCTAATTTAAGGAAAAATAATAAATTTATAAAATATCCAATTGCTCTTGATCTTTCAAAATATAATAAAAATTATGGAACAAATAAATCAAATATGTATGCACTAAATGGATTTTGTATTCATGGGGGATCTTTGAATGGTGGTCACTATTATGCTGTATCAAGAAATTGTTTAGATAAAAATTGGTATGAATATAATGATTCTTCTGTAAGTTCTATTGATGGTGATAATATATTAAAATATAATCCATATTTATTTTTCTATAAAAGAATCTAGTTTATTTTAATCCAACCATCTTTTGTATTTTCATATAAATTATTATCTTTTCCTTTCATAACAACATTTAAAGGAATACATTCCGAACATTTACCTAATCCAGTTGGTGTATCTTCTTTACCTGTATATTTGTGATTACTACAGGAACATTGTTTACTTTTTTTTTGTTGAGTTTTCTTTTTACTTCTCCTTGTTTTTTTAGTTATTTTTCTATGAACTCTTCCAGGAGAAATAGATCTTTTTTTATGTTTAGTTTTTTTTGTTGATCTTTTTTTACTCTTTTTAAGAGTTTTTCCACCATCTTTTTTCATAGAACCACTTCTTTTCATTGCACTAAAAGGTATTGCTCCTCCATATTGTTTTTCAAGTTTATTTAATCTTTTCAACATTCTTATATTATTATAGATTAAATTCTTCATCATTTAAATCTTCATTTTCATCTGAAAGATCTTCATCTTCATTTAATTCAATTGACGAATAAATAAAATCAAATAAATCCATAAAATTATTATTTTTTTTAAATAAACCTAAATCATGTAAATCGGACTGATTTTTTAAAGATAAAAATAAATCATTTATTTCTTCAAGATATTTTAATTCAAAATATTCATACTCATAATCATTCATCTAGATACTTATTATATAATAAATTAATAAATTCCGATTTAAACGAGTCAAAATCTATAATTACATGAAAATCATTTTTTGAGTTTATCCATTCATATGTCTGAAGAGACATTTCTTCTATTAAATCTTTATTTATAGTATTATCTTCATATTTTACTTTTTGATTTAACCATTTTTCTTTTGATATTTTTATTTTAGTGATTGGTTGAATATCCATTTTATCTTAAATAAAGAGTATATTAATTTTTTAC